TAGGGCTGTGCATTCAATTACACCTCCTAAAGGATTTGGCGTAGAGATTATTGACAACGAACACTTTCTTACTATAAAATTAGATGAATATAAATTTTTAAAAATGTTACATGATGAAAAAATGGCAGCACTTCAGTATGTAGTACAACTAAAGAATGCACTAGAAGTAAACGGTGCTATCGTTTTAGTAACTAGGGAGGCAGTAAAATGATAAAACAAATTGGTATGTTTTTTATTTGTAAAATTAAAACACACAACCTTGTTGACGCTGGCTCTTGTCCGTTCACTGGTAAAAACTATTCAGGCTGTATAAGATGTGGAGCAATAATAACAAAATGAAAAAGAAAATAATTATACTAATACTGTTAGCAATATCTGCTCTTGTTGCAATTAATTTATTTTTTGCCTCAAGACTTAGTCAGTTATCAGACTTAGATTTATTTGACATTGAGGAAGATGACTTTTAATGCTGACCAGAATGCGGTACAATAGATAGTATGGAAATGATCCTTTTGATATTTTTTGCTACCCTGTCTTTTTCCTTTGGACTATCCTATTGGGCTACCTTTGATAAATTAAAAAAATCTAACCTACTATTGGCTGAACTTTTTATAAAAACCAGGGCACTTGAAGAATTGAACTCTCAAGTAAACAACGGCATTAGTATGTCTGACGACACAATACATAAAGAAAACTTTATAAAGTTTCTCTCTGACTCAAGAGATTGGGCTTTTGAGTATATTGAAAAGTCACAGCAAACCATTAAAGAGGTTTCAGATGAGTTAAAAGTAAAAGGTTTGGACAACTATTCTGATAGACTTTTAGCGCTTTTACCAGAAGAAAATTTTAAAACATATGAAAAATAGTCAAAAGGTTTTATTTATTCCAAAAGACAAAGACGTAGAATTTGTCATTCCAAGACCACAATCAAGCAAAAGGTATCTTCCGCAATGGTTTAAAGATATGCCAATAGACGTTCCAACTATAGATGGATTGGGAGCAGACTTTACTGCTAAAAAATGCATACCGTTTTTAGATTCATTAACTTCTGGCTATACGCAAGAACTTCCATGCGATGTATGGTTTGATTGTAATACAGAAGAAGATGACCCAGAAATTATTTACAAATGGAATGGTGGATTTAGACCAATCTCAACTAGAAGAGAAAACACCAGATCATCAAACTCTATGCCACATTTTCCTAATTACTACAAGACAGAATTTCATTGGAACACTTTCTGGGAACCAAAAACTCCAACTGGATATAGTACTTTATATTTTCATCCAGCGAATAGATTTGATTTACCATTTATGACGCATAATGGCATCATTGATACAGATAAATGGTCAATTACTGGACCTGTTCCGTTTGTTTTAAAAAAGGGTTTTTCTGGAGTAATTCCTGCTGGAACTCCAATGTATCAAATGATTTTTATTAAAAGAGAAATTTGGAATTCAGATGCATCAGAGTACGATGAAAAATATGCAAAAAGTACAAATTATTCTGTACGCAGGTTCCTTACTGATGGATATAAAAAACAGTTTTGGTCAAAGAAAGAGTATAACTGATGAAAGAAATCTTATTATCAGTATTAACAGGTTTTGGATGTGGTGTAATATTTGCTGCGTTCAAATTACCAGTCCCAGCACCACCAGTTTTTGCGGGAGTCGCAGGAATTATTGGTCTATGGATTGGGTTTACAACAATAACACAAATTATATCCTAGGAGGAATAATGAATAACTTATTAAACGATAAGACAAAGGCAATGCTAGCATCATACGGACGATCTGTTCTTGGTGCAGTAATTGCACTTTACATGGCTGGCGTAACTGATCCAAAGGATCTATGGGCTGCACTAGTTGCTGCTTTAGCGCCCGTTGCATTGAGAGCGCTCAATCCTAATGACAAATCATTTGGCGTATTACCAGACACTGGTATTATTTCAGATGCTCTTGGCAAGATTGTGCCTGTTAAAAGTGCACCAAAAAAGAAAACTGCTAAAAAAAAGTAGTTTAATTATAGAAGATGGGTCTAAAATTATATTAGGCCCATTTTCTAATTAAAAGGAGTAAAGTGAAAAATTTATTAGTTGTTATGCCAACATATAATGATGAAGCATATATTGAAAGAGCAATAAATAGTGTTATCAATCAAACATTTAAAAATTTTAAATTGTGCATTGTAAATGACTGCTCTACTGATGGCTCTTTGGAAAAAATAACTCCATATCTAAAAAACAATAATATTGAATTAATAAATAATATTAAGAATGGTGGCTGCTTTTATAGTAAAAATGTCGGAATAAAACTATTAGAAAAACAAAATTTTGATGTCTATACAACACACGACGCAGACGATTTTTCAGACTCAACAAGATTTGAAAAAATAATGAAAATTTTTGAAGACGATGATGTTCTTGCAGTTCAAGATTATGATTTAAGAATTGGCGGAACCCCCCCAGAATGGCTTTCAAAAGTTGGACAATTAATACCAAACCATGCTCATGCTTTTTTTTCTAAAAAATCATTTGAAATATTTGGATATTATGATAACTATATGTGTAGTTCTGATACAGAACTTTGGCACAGAATTTTAAGATATACGAAGATGAATAAAAAATATAAAATTAAAACTATAGAAGAGTTGTTGCATTATTCTCAAGTAACAGAAAAAAATATGACAGTAAGGATGGGGATGGACATTAGACAGCCACACTTTATTAATTATGCAAAAAAAATTAATCAGATGAAAAATGATCAAGATTTTTATAAACCATTTTTTTCTATTGATGAGGCAATAAAATGAAATACCTAGTAACAGGTGGTGCTGGATTTATAGGATCAAACATAGTTGATGTTTTAATTAATTTAGGTCATGAAGTTATTGTTATTGATAATGAATCATCTGAATCACACGATAGTTTTTATTGGAACGAAAATGCAAAAAATTATAAGTTAGATATATGCGATTATGAAAATACAAGAAGTCTTTATGATGGGGTTGATTATGTATTTCATGTTGCAGCAGAAGCAAGAATACAAAGAACAATAAAGAATCCAATAAGATCTGTAAGAACAAATGTAGTTGGAACTACAACAGTGCTTCAATGTTCAAAAGAAGCAAATGTTAAAAGGGTAGTGTATTCTTCAACATCTTCTGCGTATGGAAGAAATGAGATACCAAATGAAGAAACACAGCCAGACGATTGTTTAAACCCATACTCAATTTCTAAAGTTGCTGGAGAAAAATTATGTTCAATGTATACAAACATTTTTGGGTTAGATACAATAATATTTAGATATTTTAATGTATACGGACACAATCACCCAACAAAAGGTGTATATGCTCCAGTGATTGGGCTGTTTGATGTTCAAAAATTAAATGGTGAAAAATTAACAATTGTTGGCGATGGAGAACAAAGAAGAGACTTTACAAATGTTAAAGATGTTGTAGATATAAACATAATTGCAACAACAAAGGATATTGATCGTAAATATTTTGGCAATGTTTTTAATGTTGGAACTGGAACAAATTATTCTGTGAATCAGATTGCATCTTTTATATCAGATAACACTATTAATATTCCAGAAAGACTTGGCGAGGCAAGAGAAACACTTGCAAGTATTAAAAAAGTAAAAGAAGTCTTTGGTTGGGAACCAACTATAACTTTAGATCAATGGTTTAAAGAGAGAAGTATTTAGTGATAGAAGTCCTTAAAGAAGACTTTGTATATATATGTAAAGACGGAGTAAACGAAGAATTAAAGTATTCAATTAGGTCTGTTGTTGAAAGTTTTCCAGAAGCAACTATATGGCTTGTCGGTGGTAAGCCTGACTGGTATACAGGAAACTATATAAAAGTAGAACAAAAAGAATCAAAGTATAAGAATGCTGTAAAAAATTTAAAAACAATTTGTTTTTCACAAGAAATATCAGAATCTTTTATTTTAATGAATGATGATTTTTATATTATTAAAAAAATAGATAAGATAGAAAATTTTCATAGTGGCTTTCTGTTAGATAAAATAAACTTATATCAAAAATTAAATGGTAATTCTCAGTACACTAGAAAACTTTCAGGCACATATAAAAAACTTAAAGCCCTAGGATTTGAAAACCCCTTAGACTATGAACTCCACGTACCAATGATTATGGAAAAAGAAAAATTAAAGATAGTGTTAGAACTTTTAGATCAATTTTTATGGAGATCTATATACGGAAATAAGTTTAATGTAGGTGGCACACAAATGGAAGACGTTAAGGTTTACAATTCTGGACCATTAGTTCTTAAGTCTTATAATTTAAACATAGATGATCACACCTATTTATCTAGTGCAGACAGTTCATTTAATAGTATATTTAACAAAATACTTAAACTTAAGTTTAATAAAAAAACTAGATTTGAGCAATAAGTTCTAAGTATTTATCTTTAAGTCTTTTTGGTGCAAAGTTATTAAATCCTAAATTATAGGCCTGTTGTTTATAATTAATCTTATCATTGACACACATATACTTATCAATTGTTTGCGCTAACAAAACATTATTTGCCTCAAATAAATTAATTCTAACCTTTGTTCTAATTGTTCCTATGGAGTCTGATTCAACTAACCAATCTTGTGGCAAAATCTGATTATTGGGTGAAACATTTGTCATAAAAACGGGAAGACCAGAAAGCAAAGCCTCATTCATTGGTAAACATAGTCCTGCATATCGTCTTGGCAATACCATAGCGTCAAAGCCGTTATACATATCTTCCCTGTTTTCTGGATTACCAATTTCAATCTTTAGTCTTGAGTCTGTTACATTAGTGACTATTTCACTTTGACTTCTAATAACTAATTCATAATCTGCTTTAGAGTGCTTTAGCATATTGATTACAGTTTCAGTACCGTTTCTATCTTTGGCTGCCTTCTTTCCAGCAATGTGTAATAGTCTATTGTGTGATTTAGAGATGTTATTATTTTTTGCAGTTTCAAATAACTCAGGAGTAGTTGGAGGTGGAAGATGAATTACCTTTGTTCTATCTCCAAACATACTTTGAATTGTTTCAATTTGCCATAAACTGGGAGACAATAAGACGTTTGGCAAGGGCAGTTCTGGGTTTGCCAAGTGACCAAACAATTCATAGTTATACTGAAGAATGGTTTTTACTCCCCGTCTGTTTGCAAACCTTACAAAATTTTGATCATAAAAAGTTTCACAACTTAATACAACGTCTACAT